TGGACGAGCTGTATTTGTGCGCCCTGGACGAGGACGTCGAGCGTTGCCACGGCTGGGCGCTGGAGGACTACACCGTCGGCAAGAGCGTCTTCCCGGTCCGCTGACCTGGGCAAACGCCAGCCCCGCCCCACCTCCCCGGGGCGGGGCTTGCTCCGTTCGAGTGAAGCCGCCGTGGGGGCTTGTCTAGCCGAGCCTGCTCGGCTAGTCTAGGTACATCACCACGGAGCACCACCCGAGACCCGGAGGCCAGGATGACCACCACGACCACCGCCCAGCACCGTTCCGCCGGCGCCCTCGCCACCGGCCAGATCGCCGACGACATGATCCTGATCCACCACGCGGCCGTCACCTACGGCTACGACGACATGGCGCAGGACTACCTCAACCGGTACGACGACGCGATCGCCTACCTGCACACGGACGCCACCCTCGACGCCCAGATCGCCGGGATCAAGCTCACCCTCGCCGGCCCCGCCGCGGGCCGCTGCCCGAGCCACGGCTACTACCCGCAGGGCCGCTGCGGGATCTGCTGACCACCTCGAGGCCCCGCCCACCGGGCGGGGCCTCGGCCGCTCTTCGAGGAGGACACCGTGAACCTGCGCAAGTGGATCAAGGAATTCCGCGAGGACTGGGCCGCCGCCGGTGAGGCCCTCGACCGGGCGGAGCGCGCCCGTGCGCGGCGTCGCGCGGCCGCGCCCCGGCCGCCCCAGGACGCCACCGCGGCCGCCGCTGGGGGTCTCGCCGCGGCCGCCGGGGCGCAGGCTGCGCAGGCCGCCGCTTGCCCGCCGGACGCGGGTTGCACTGGGGCTTGACGCTCCGAGCTAACTCGGCTAGACTAGGTCTCACACCGAGCAGGGAGGCACCCCGTGGACATCACCGCCGCGATCACCGAGTTCCGCAAGCACAACGCCGCCCTCCGGCGGATCGAGCAGCGCACCGGCACCCGCGTCGCCGCCGGGAACTGGACCGTCAGCCCGCGCACCCGCGCCGCCGTCGCCCGCCACCGCGACGCCATCGACGACGTCCGGACCGCGCTCGACCTCGCCGGGCACCGCTACCTCGTGGCCACGCTGGTGATCGAGGCGCAGGAGCGCAGCAACCTCGCGTGGGCACGCCGCGAGCGCCTCGCGTACGAGGTGGCCCGCCTGACCCCGGCGATCGCGGCCGAGGGCAAGCGCGTCCGGGCCTACGTCCAGAACCACACCCCCGCCGCGGCTTGACGCTCCGAGCTAACTCGGCTAGACTCACCTTACCAGCCGGAACGAGGAGGGCACCGTGACCGAGACCACCGCCACCGCGAAGGTCGTCCACAACTGCAACCCCCGACAGCCGGGCAAGCCGCTCCCCTTCGGGAAGCGCGACCCCAGGGGCGAGTGCCCGCGGTGCGCGGAGCTCGACGCCGGCGCCGAACCGCGCACGCTCGGATGGGTCGAGGCCAAGAGCCGGCAGGCCGAGTTCGACGCGGACCGCTCCCGCGGCATCGAGGCCCACTTCGCTCCCGGCGGCCCGCACGCGCGCGGCGAGTGCGGCCCCGTCTGCACCGCCTACGACTGGTGATCTTCCGGCCGGACCCTCTCCCGCGGGGCCCGGCCGGTTCCCTGCCCACCCCCTACCAGGAGACCAACATGCCTCACGTGATCGAACCCCTCGCGCTGCCCGCCATGCGGCAGCACACCGGGCTGTACCTCGGCCCGCGCCACGCCAAGCCGGTCACCGACGACGTGATTTTGCAGGTCGCGCAGCGCACCACCGGCGGCGGCGCGTCCATCCTGCTCGACGTCGCCGACGTCTCCCGCGCCGTCTGCTGGCTCGTCGCCGCCACCGGACAGGACCCGAAGGTCGAGGGCTACGGCAGCCGTCGCCAGGCGCCGGGGCCGGTGCTGAACCCGTTCGTCGCCGTCGCCCGCTACGGCGACTACGCGGACGTGCTGACCCTGTACGTCGCCGACGGCGAGGTGGTTGCCAGCGTGCAGCACTTCGCGACCGACTTCGGCAACGCGGGCCCGCAGGGCACCACCCGGCTCACCATCGTGCAGTCCGGGCAGCTGCGCGACTGGCTCGCCGCGTGGCACCTGCACGGCTGGCCGGGTGTCCCCCGCGCCGGCGCCGGCGAGCCGGCGGCGGTGACCCGGTGAGCGCCGGCGGTAAGGCCGAGGCGATGTCACGCTTGGTGACGGCCTACGACCGTGTCGGCGGGTACACGGTGTGGGTGGCGAGTGAGCTCACGCCGCCGGCGCGCCCGGTGTTCGGACCGTGGCCGGCGTGGGTCGGCGCGGCCGCCGAGCTCGCCGAGACGGCGATGCGTCTCGCCGCGACGCGCATCGAGATGAGCGAGACGGACCCGGTTCCTACCGAGACGCTCGCGCCCGTCGTGGTGCTTCTCGACGAGACGGCGCCGTGGGGTCGCGTCTCGCTGGTGCGAGACGCGATGGCCCGCGTCGACGTGAACCTGATCATGGTGAACCGAGACGGTACGGTCAGCACGGGCCCGAGTCGCTTCGCGCCGGCCCGAGACGAAAACGAGACGGAGGAGCCGTGACGCTGCCCGCCCGGAGGGACATCCGCCGTGACCTCGCGGCCGCCGTAACGATCTTGATCGGCCTCACCTTCGCTGTCTGGTCATGCGCCTGGGGCGGCCCGCCGATGATCTTCATGTGGGGCGCGTGGATCATGTTCGCGTGCGCCGCCAAGCTCGGCTTGCACGAACCGACGCCGCCCGCGCGCGACCCCGGGCTGGCCGACCCCGAGGACCCGAACGCGATGCATGTCGAGTCCGTGCGCGGGCCTGACACGACGTAGCGCGCACGCGCCTACTCGCGCGTAGGTACGCGCACGAACGCCCCCGCACTCGTGAGTGCGGGGGCGTTTTCCGTGCGGAAAGGGTTGGGAAAGGATCTACAGGTGGGGGCCCATTTTCCGCCGTTCCGCGGGCCTATGGAAGGCGACGGAACAGGCCCGCGGAACGGCGCGGAAAGCTCGTGGAACGGCGGTCAGTTCGAGCTGGCCAGCACCTCGGTGAGCGCCCACGTCCCCTTGCTCGTGCGCCTCACCCGGCCGGCCTCCTCGTGCTCGGACAGCCGCTCGTATACCCACGACTTCTTGCGCGTGGCGGCCTCGCCCAGCTGTTCGTAGTCGAGCCCGGGCGCGCCCGCTTCGCGCAGCGCGGACAGCAGTGCGGCGCGCGCGTCTTCGTCGCTCAACCGCTCCGGCTCGGCCTTCAACGCGGCCGCGGTGGCGGCTCGACGCGCGTCGTCCTCGGCGAGCTCTTCGGGCGACATGTGCGCCCGGGCGGCCGCCTGGATGTCCTCGATCGTCGCGCTACCGTCCTCGACGAACGGCGGGATCGTCTCGGGTCCCGTCTCGCTCGTCTCGCCGTCGGTGACCTGCGCGTCTCCCTCGGCGTCTCGCCCATCTCGTTCGTCGTCTCGCATCTCGGTGACCTCCTGTCGGTTGGCGTATGCCTCGAGCTTCTCGATCCCGTCTCGGATCGAGTCGGCGTCCATCTCGGGTGTCTCGCCGCGCATCACGTCGGCGATTTGCTTCACGGTGTTGCGCGTGCCGTTCGAGCCATCGCCCACGAACACGATCCGCATCGGGATCCGGTCGAGCTTGTCGCCGTCCTGGTGGTAGCACGTACCCGGCCGCTCCGAGTCGATTTCCTCGGCGTGAACGTCACCCACGGTGATGACGAAGCTCTCGCCAGAGCTGCTCTGCATGCGGAAGCAGAACGCCTGGTCCAGCTGCTCACGGATCTGGCTCGACCCGATCGCGTCGAGGGTGGCGTACTGCGTGGCGATGATCAGCGACACTCCGACGGCGCGACCCTTGCGGGCGATCTCTTCGACCCGGAAAAGGGCCTTCGAGTCCATCTTCCCGAGCAGCGACGCAGCTTCGTCGATCGAGATCGCGAGCCACGGGTGCTCAGGTGAGCCCTCCCAGGACTTCCACCCGTACTTCTTCAGCAGCTGTCCGCGGCGCTCCACGATCTGTTCCGCGGCCTCGATCATCCGCATGGCGGACGCGTAGTCGTTGACGATCCAGTCGAATACGCCCTCCCACGGGCCGAGCTCGGCGCCACCCTTGAGGTCGATGCCCCACTGCACGACGTCGTCGCACAGCGACAGCGTGGTCCAGATCAGGTTCAGCAGGCCGGACTTTCCCGACCCCTTGGTGCCGGCGATCAGCAGGTTGCGCGCGCCCCACCCTGCCTTGAAGATCCGCAGGAACTTCTCGGTGCCGTCGGCCCGGATTCCGACCTTGATCGGGTCGCCGCCGTGCAACGTGCGCAGTCGCGGGCCGTCCTCGGTCGGCTCGATCGGCGGCGCCCACATGATCCCCTTGGCGTGGGGGTCGTTGAGGGTGACTTGCAAGATCACCGAGTGGTTCGAGCGGCCGTCGCGTTCGATCTTGAGCGAGTTGTGCGGCAGGTCCAGTGCACCCTCGATCTCGTGCTCGATCTTCTCGACCTTCTTGATCGAGTGCATGCCCGGCTGCCACGACAGCTTGCCGACCCAGCCCACCGCGGTGTGCGTGATTCCGACCAGGCGGGTGTCGCCGAGGCCGATCCGCGCGCCACGTACCGGCCAGTGTCGAATCAGGCCCTCGAGGTTCACGCGGGTGCGCTTGACCTGGTCCATCCAGTGTGGAATTGCCAGCACGATCGTGCCGGAAGCGAGTAGGCCCAGCGCCCACAGCCAGCCCTTGCCGGTGGAGAGTGTTGCGGCCCAGATGATCCAGCCGTTGATCGAGGTCATGATGGCGAGCCAGTGCAGCCGGCGCCATCCCTCGGGCACCCGGGTGACCACCCAGGCGGTCACTCCGAGGGTCCACGAGACCATGCAGATGGCCAGCAGCAACGTCTCGATGGTGATGTTGGCGAGGATGCCCATGATCAGCACGGGCACCGCGAGGTACACCGGCGCGAGGCCGATGCGGTGCATCCGCAGCCACTCGACGAGGCCGTACGATTCGACCTCCTCGACGGCCGGGGCAGAGGTCTTGCGCTTGCCCATGCTCATCTCCTTTACGGGCAGGGCCCGGCCGAGGAGTCCCCGGCCGGGCGCGTCGTGTTTTTCCTGGTCAGCTGCGTGCCGGCGCGATCGCCGGCGCGGTGAGCATGCCGCGCAGGTACGGCCAGTAGTACGTTTCGAAGTCCGCGATCACGGTGGTCAGACCGCGCGCGGTCTGCGCCATGCCTTCGCGAGCCATCCGCATCCCGGGTCGCGTGATCGACATGTCGATGTTGCAACCGCGCTGCGGACCACCCGGTCGATTCAGGGTGCGCTCTGCCGTGTCGAGCGCCTCGGCGCCGACGACGAACGCGCGCTCGAGTCCGACGATCCAGGCGCGGAGTTCGTCGAGGGTCCACGGCTTGTCCGCTCGAGGCTTGAGCTCACCCCACGCGAGCAGCGCCTGTTGCACATTGCGTGCCTCACCGCAGTCGGTCATCGCCTTTTCTCCAATCCTGACGAGCTGGTCACTGTGGGCCTTGATGTAGTCCTCGGCCTTGAACCGGCGCCGGCGGTGGCCGGGGCGGTGTCGCCCGGCCGGCGTGCGCCGGCGGCCGCGGCGTCCGTGCGCCGGCGGCAGGACGCGTACGGTGCCTGCCGTCGCCTTCGTCGTGCCGGGGGCGAGCAGGGCCTGCTCGCCCGAGCCGGTCGCCAGTGACGCCTCGCCTTCGTGCTCGGCGAGCCAATGCGCGTTCAGCGCCTCGGCGTTGGCGTAGGTCTTGTCGCAGCACTGGAACTTCGAGCCCCACCCTGCTGGGCGTCGCTTGCGCGGCGAGGTCGCTGCCTGGGCCGCACGCCGGGCGCGGGCCCGCTTCGCAGCTTTGGCCGCTTTCGTGGCAATGCGCACTGAGCCGGCGGTCGTCGCCCCTGCGCCGACCGCCACCCACGCCACAGCGCGGGTGATCTTCATCTTCTTGGGGATCCGGTGCACGAACTTCTTGCGCGCCTTCCACCGGTCCTTGGTGGTCTTCTGCTTCTTGGTCTTGGGCGTCTTGCCCGGCTTCAACGACGCCGGCAGCTTCGCCGGCTTGGCGCCCACGGTGCCGGTTGCCGTCGCGGCCGCGACCTCCGCCGCCCGGCGTTGGGCCCGGGTCTGCTTGACCTCTCCGGTCTGGGCGAGCATGCGCAGGGCCTCGCGCGCCTGCTCTTCGCGACCAACCTCATGGCGCAAGCTTCGCTTGGCGCCGGTACCCAGATCAGCGTCGGCGGGCCTGTTGGTGTCAGCGTTTCGTCGACGTTGCCGCGCGGTTCGCTCGTCCCTGCGCAGGGTCCCGTCCCCGAGTCGCTCAGGCTGGCTCACTGTGCGATCGCCTCCTTGGTCTCCTGCTGCTGCGCGAGCCACGTCGCGCGCACCTTCCGGCCGAGCGTCGGCCGGGTGCCGAGGTACTGCGCACCGAACCGGTCCAGTTCGGCGCCGGTGGTGTCTCCGTGCTCGTCGAGGTAGCGCAGCATCGCGTCACGGGGGCGGCTACGCAGGTCGTCGGTGAGCCATGCCGGCGCGCCGGCGACAGGCAAGGCCTCGCCTTCGCCGGAGAGGACTCGCAGCGACGTCCCCGTAGCGGGCGCCGCGTCCGGCTCGACCGCTACCGGGGGGGCGGGGACGTCGCTGCTGGGAACCCCCGACGCTGCTGGTGACGGCACAGCAGCGGCGGGGGCGGCCTTGCGAGCGCGCTTGATGCGCGGCTTCACGTCGAGGCGGACCAGCTTCAGGATCAGTTCGTACGCGAACGCGAACGCGGCGGCCGGCCACATGTTGATCACCTGTCCGGCGGCGTCCGCCGCGGGTGCGGAGAAGTTCGCTACCAGGGAAATCGCGAGCGCGACCACGATCGCTACAACGGCGAGCGCGGGGACCTTTTCGCCGTTGCGGCGGGCCTGCACGACCACGATCGAGGCAACCACCATGAGTGCGTCGACGGACAGCGGAGTGAGCCACGAGAGCCACTCGGTTCCGGTGGCCGCGTGGTGGGCAGCGAGCTCCCGCATGTGCACGTAGCTGGCCGTGGCTGCCACGCCGGCGACCAGGCCACCGAAGCCAAGACCGGCGTTCCGGACGCTTGCGCTGGTGCTCGACATGCCCACTCTTCCTGTCGATTTGTCGACTGGTCAGTAGCTACGGTTTGTACGTACCACTATGCAACTGGTGCACCCAGTTGTAAAGTGGTAGCCACCAGTGGATCGGAAGGGAATACGAACTTGACCAAGAAACAGGACGTAGCGGACGCCCTTCTCGAGGCGATCACCGCTGGTCAGCTGCGTCCTGGCCATAGGTTGCCCTCGGAGCGAGAGCTGGCCGACAAGCACAGCGCCAGTCGCGAGGCCGTGCGCGGCGCGCTGCACCTGCTCGCCGAGACCGGCCACGTCTACGCCGAACACGGATCCGGCTGGTATGTCCGCGACCTCGAGCCGCTGCGTTACCCGCTGCACACCATCGACGCCGGCCGAGCCAGCGCCACCGCCGACGTCTGGGACAAGTTCGTGCTCGGACTGGGGCGCACCGCAGGCAGTGAGCTCATCGTCAACCCGAGCGTCATCCCGCCCGAACGCATCCGCGCGAAGCTGGGACTCGAGTACGGCGAACCCGCGGTCGAGCGGCGCCGCGTCCGGCTCGTCGACCGCGAGCCGTGGATGATCTCGACCGGGTGGTGGCCGCGGTGGATCGCCAAGGGCACGGACATCGAGAAGCCGCACCAATGCTCCCCGCTGAAGATCGCCGGACAGCTGGGCCATGGGCAGTTCAAGAGCGAAAACGAGATCGCTTCACGGATGCCGTTCGGCTCCGAAGTCGAGGTGCTCAAGACCGGGCGCGGCGTCCCGGTGATGGACATGCTCACCACCGGATGGGACGAGGGCGGCCGCGCAATCCGCTGCACGTCCGATGTCTTCCCTGCCCACCGGTTCCTGCTGGTTTTCCAACACGACTGGAGCGACGGAAGATGACCGCCACCATGACCAACCCGGCCGCCGAGAAGAGCCTGCATGTCGAGGCTGTCGACAGCGAGATGATCGAATACGCGCTGGGCCCGCTCGACGCCGCTGCGCGCTGGCTCGCCGACTGCGGGATCGAACAGTGGCCCATGTCGTTCACCGAGTCGCCCAAGCGCACCGACTGGCTCAAGGAACAGGCCGACCTCGGCAACGTCCTCGTGTGGTTCGCGCTCGGCACCAATCCGGTCGCCACCCTCACGCTGACCCCGTGGCAGGACCCCGACTTCGCCGCTGGCTGGCCGCAACGGGACGCGTTCGCGCAGTATGTTGCCCGGTTCGCCGTCGCGTCGCTCGGCCGGCGGTTGCTGCCCGGTCTCGGCGCGCGCATGCTCGATCACGCCGCCACGATCGCTGCGCAGCGTGGCGCCCGGGTCTTGCGTCTGGACTGCGCGAAGCGCAACGACCGGCTCCAGCGCTACTACCTGGACCACGGGTTCGAGCACGTCGGCACTGTGGAAGTCCCGGGCCGCAAGTCCGGCGCGCTGTTCGAAAGGGTCATCCCATGAACATCAACTGGAAGTTCTGGATCGGCCTCGCTATCACGGCGCTGATCCTGTACGCGGTGATCAAGTACCCCGAGACATCCGCCGCCAACGTGCACACCGGACTGAACAAGGCCGGTGACGGCGCTGACCACATCGGCACCTTCCTCGGCGGCCTGTTCAAATAGCCCGCTCCACCCGAACGCCGAGGTCCCCCGCGTGGTGACCTCGGCGTTCTGTCGTTCCCGGCTACCCTCGGCACGTGATCGTGACGGAGGTGGCGAAGCGTGGCCAAGCGTGAGTTCCTGCCCGCATTGCGCGGCCTCGCCGCCGCCGTGTGGGGCAGTGGCGCCGTGGAGTCCAAGGACCTCGCGCAGCGGGTGCGCGCATCCTCGGCCGGCTACCAAACCCCTGGTCAGCCCTACGTCGATAACTGGAACGTCCGCCGCGCCACGAAGGAAGCCTACGAGGGAAACCCGCTGGTCTACCGGGCCATCGAGGTCATCTGCCAGCAGGCGATCGCCCAGCGGATCATTATCCGCCGCGGTGACCCGGAGGAAGGCCCGATCGTCCGCCCCGGCAACGACCCAAGTCGCCTGCTCTACGTGCTCAACCGCCGGGCGAACCCGTGGGAAACCGCGCTGATCTTCCGGCATCGGCTGGTCGCGCAGTTCCTGCTCTCTTCGCGCGGCGTCTTCATCGAGGTCATCCGCACGCGCTCGGGCAAGATCGGCATCCTCAACCTCCTCGACCCGGACCTGTGCGCGAACATCCCGGTCGAAAAGCGCGATCCCGTCACCAACGAGGTCCTCGAGTCCGACCCGATTGGCGTGGTGGAAGTCCAGGTCCCCGGAGGCGGGTACGACTACCTGCCCCGGTTCAACCCGCACGCCACCGCTGAGAACCAGCCGGCTTCCGTCCTGTGGATCCGCTCACCGCACCCGCTCGTGCTCTGGCGGGGCATGTCCCCCGTTCAGGCGGCTGGCCTGCCGATCGACCTCGACCGTTACGCCCGGATTTACAACCGCCGGTTCCTCCAGAACGACGGCCGGCCCGGCGGGCTGATCTCGATCAAAGGCACCGTCGACAAGGGCACGATGGAGCGGATCCAAGCCCAGTTCAACGGCGGCCCCGAGTCGGCCGGCCGGACCACCGTCGTCGAGGGTGACTCGGTCAGCTACGCCGACACCTCCGGCAGCCCCCGGGACATGCTGTGGGGTGAGCTGTCGAACGCCACCCGCAAGGACATTGCGATGACCTTCGGTACGCCCGAGTCGGTGCTGGGAGACGCGTCCGGGCGCACGTTCGACAACGCGGATGCCGAGTGGGAGATCTTTTGGGAGGGGCGAATGAAGCCCCTGCTGGGCACGTTGGACGATCAACTCGACGTGCTTACTGGCGGGTACGACGACGACTTCTACCTGCGTCACGACCTGTCCAAAGTGTACGTTTTGGGTCGTCACCAGCGCGCCGAAGAAGATCGCGCCGTTGCCGACTACGACAAGGGCATCCGCACCATCGACGAAGTTCGGGACGTCAAGAGGCTGAGGACGTACGACATCCCCGCTACCCGTGTGCTCTGGCTCGCCGGCGGCAAAATCCCCGTCGGGCAGGACGAGGCCGACACCGAAGCGGCCGCCGCGCTCCAGACTGCCGGCATCGGACAACCGGCCAACGCCGGCGCCGAAGCGCAGGCCGGCGCCGCGGTTGGGTCGGCGCTCGGCGCTCGGATCTCTGCCAACGACAACGACGCCCGCGTCCTGCGCGTGCAGTCTTCGCGCGCGGACCTCGAGCCGGCCCTGGGCACCAAGGCGCTGCCCGCGGAGGATCCGGAGGGTGAGCAGAGCCGCGCGCGAGCCGTACGCACCCCTGAGTGGCGATGACCTGCCGGTCTACGACCCGGCCAATGTCACCATTCGGGAGGCCGCGCCGACGCCGGCGCCCGGTCCGAGGCGCGACGTCCTTGTGGCCATGTCCGAGCAGCAGGCCCAGCGCGCCGAGGACCAGATGCTCGGCGTGCTCAACGACTGGCTCGAGCGCTTCCAGGCGAAGGTCACTGCGACCTTGAACGGTCCACGCGCCCGCAGGGGCACGAAATGGTGGGCACCCTCCGGTGCGATCGAACACAAGCTCATGCCGGTGCACGTCGAGACGAAGACGCGCGCGCTGGACGCGCCCTACATCGTGCCCGAAAAGTTGGTGGACGAAGCCGCCACCGCGGTCCGCCCGGTTGCCCTGCGAATCGCCCTCGACGCCGGCGCGGACACCGCCGGCCGGCTCGGCATCCTGCCCGAGGACCGTCGCGGCGACGGCATGTTCGCCGTTGATCAGCTCGCCCTCGAGGATGCAGTGGACCAGGCCGTGAGCCGCATCCTGAGCACCATCGAGGCGCACGTGATCGAGGTTCGCAAGGAGATCCTCAAGGCCGATTCCTCTGCCGAATCGCTGGACGAAGTGCTCGACCTGATCGAGGCCGCGCACCAGCGCGGCGGAAACTGGATCCGCATGACCGGTCGAACACTGTCCAACGCCTTGCGCAACGAGGCCGCCTTGCGCACCGCGCAGGCCCTCGGCGTCACGCACATGCAATGGCTGTCCCGGCGGGACGGCCGCGTCCGGTTGACCCACGTCCGGGCCGATGGCCAGGTGCGCCGGATCGACGACGAGTTCGACGTGGGCGCCTGGCGGCTGCGTTTCCCCGGCGACCCGAAAGACCTCCCGGCCAGCTGGGCGGAGGTGGCGGGGTGCCGCTGCTCGCCGCTGTTCCGGGCCCCGGACGCCAAGGTGACCGAGGCCGTGCGGCTGCTCAACGACCAGGCGGCCGGCGGCGATCCCAAGGCTGTTCGCCGGCTGCTCGCGGCGGCTGCCTCTGCGCCCGAAGTGCCGGTGCCGGCCGACGCACCGCCGGCGCCGTGGGCCTCGCAGGTCGTGCTCGCTGAGCCGATCGTGGCCTACCGGGCGCTCGAATCTGTCATCGACGCCGTGCCCGGGCAGTGGCTCGCGTTCGCCGGTGCGCTGTCGCTCGGCCTGGCCGCGCCGGCGGCGTTCAGCGCCGCATCCCCGATGCTGGCCGTTGCGCTGCCCGCGGGCGCGATCGTGGTCGTGGTCGGTGGATCGGTGGTGCTTCCCGAGGGGACAGCGATCGAGGTGGTCGGCACGACGCCGGAGGCGACCCTGACCCGGTTGGCCTGAAACGCCGACCGGCCCCGTCCATCTCGGGGGAGTGGACAGGGCCGGTCAGGCGTCAGTACAAAATCGAACGGCTGGACGCTACCGCAGCGCCCCCCATGGTCACAATCCCTCGCGCGCCTCCCCGGCCGCGGCGTTCCCGCCTGCGACGATGTCGCCCATGGCAGAAGAGCAGACCGGCGGCATGATCGCCCTCATCCCGCGCGCGCAGGATGCCGCCGCGCTGGTCGTTCCGGGCGGGGAAACCGCTGACGAGATGCACCTGACGTTGACCTTCCTCGGGGATGACATCAGCGGGTGGGACGCCGGCCAGATCGCGGCAGCCGCCGGCGCCGCCGGCTCGGCCGCGGCGCAGCTTGCCGCCATCACCGCACGCGTCATGGGGCATGCGGTGTTCAACCCCGACGGTCACGCCGATCGCGAGCCGTGTGCGGTGTACCTGGTCGGGGACTCGAACGTTCTCGCGCCGCTGCGCAACGCGCTGGTGCCCTACGCCGACCACGAGCAGCATGAGCCGTACCTGCCGCACATCACCGCCGGCTTCGGCGTGCCGGTCGGCAAGCTGACCTTCACCGGCCCTGTCGTGTTCGATCGCGTGCGGGTGGCGATCGGTCCGCAGGTCCTGGACTTCCCACTCGGCGACGCGGAGGAGATCAAGCGGATCATGGCCGAATTCGAGACCGAGACCAAGGGCAATATGCCACCCCAGTTCGCGGCCAACGCGGCGAAGAAGAAGGGCGCCGGGAAGTCCGACGACAAGGGCGGTACCGACGATAAGGGCATCAACAACATCGGTGACCTCGCAGCCGCGGTGAAGCGATACAAGGCAGCCAAGCCCGAGGCGCAGGCCGAGCTGTGGCCGAAGCTGAGCGCGGCTGCGAAGAAGCTCAAGGCCACCAAGATGATCGCCGGTCTCGCGCCCAAGGGCGGCGCCGGGAAGTCCGACAACAGCGACGAAAAAGCCTTGTTCGAGGCTGTCGCGCTCGAGTTCAAAGTCACCAGCGAAGACCCTCGCGCGATCAAGATGCGCCGGTGGTGGGCGATGTCGGCCAAGGCGCGCGCGATGTGGAAGCCCGGCGTTCCGGGCGACTTCAAGCGTCTGGTGCGGGCGCTCAAGGAGCACACGAGCATGCCTACTCGGATGATCAAGGGCTTCGCCGCGAACGTGCATCACCTCGCTCTCGGCGCATGGCCAGGACGCGAAGGACGCAAGGAGGCTTTCGACTGGCTCGACATGATCGAAACCAAGGCCGCGCACGAAGGGGAAATGGTGGACGGTCGCGCATTGCTGGAGCAGTACAAGGCGATTCGGTCCCAGCTGGACGCGGCCATCGATGATGACGAGGACGGCGACACCGAGGCATCCGGTGACATCGCCGATGTGGGGGCGGGCGATGACGGAGTTTCGCCCGAAGAGGTCTATGACGAGGCGATGGACCTGGACATCGACTGGGCGCTGGAGGGCGATGGCAGCTTGTCGGGCGGCCCGGACGAGGAGCTTGACTCTCCGAGTGAACCCGGAGAGAATAGCGAGGCCGACGAGGATGACGACGCCGAGCTGGAGGAGCTCGAAAGCCTCTTCAACGCCGGCGCGTCCAGGTAGCGCCACCTTCGTTCGACCATACGATCAACGCCGCCAGGCAGCAGAGAGGGACGCCCGTCATGACCGTGCCCGCAGGGCTGGAGTACAAGACCGCCGGCACGCTCACGCCGGAGATCCCGCCGGCGCTCGCGGGGCCGAAGCACGAGGGCATCGTCACCGCCATCGTCGCGGTTACCGGCGTCAAGGACGATGTCGACGACGTCATCATTCCCGGCGCGTTCAAGCGGACTCTTGCCGAGCGACGACCCAAGGTCTGCCTCGGACATGACTGGAATCGTCCCATCGGCAAGACCCTGGACATCAAGGAGCTGATGCCGGGCGACCCTGACCTGCCGAAGACCACGGGGGAGGGGCAGCCGTGGCCGGTCGAGGCCGGTGCCGTCATCGCGCGTTCGCAGTACAACATGGACACCGAGGACGGCCGGAAAGCCTTCCAGGATGCCATGTTCTACGGCGAGCAGGAGTGCTATCAGTCCATCGGGTACCGTGTCCCGCCGGAAGGTAAGAAGTTCAAGGGCGGCGTGCGCTATATCCATGACCTCGACCTCTTCGAGTACGGGCCTGTACTGCACCCGGCGAACCGGCTCGCCACGATCCAGTCCACGAAGGACGACGGCGGAGCTCGCGAGGACAACGCCGTCAAGCCAGCCGAGATCAAGGCGCGAAAGTACGTCAAGGATTCCGCGTACTGGGGCTTGCCCGTCGGAACTTTGATCACGCCCGGCATGAAGCCGCGCGGTCGGACTGCGCTCGCCGAACGACGAGCAGGCAAGACTCCCGACCGCAACGCCGGTGTTGCTACCGAGCCGCTCAAGCCTTCGCCCGCGACCGGGAAGCCGCGGTCGGTGCCGCACAAGCCCGAGAAGGCGAAGGAAGAGCGCGACTCGGCCGGCCTCTTCCCCGAGCCGGACGCGCCCGAGGGTGCACGGGTCAAGCCGTCCGACCCGCAGGGCCTCGACGCCGAGCACGTGCAGGATCTCGTCGAGAACGAAGCCGGCGAGCAGGACCACGTCGCGCGCGATCACGCGTTCAACGGCCTGATCGATGAGGGCATCACCCCGGCCGAGCTCGAAGAGGACTTGCGCGCCTCCGAGCACTGGCCTGACGAGATGCCCGAAGAGGACCGGCAGGCCCGGATCGACGACGTCGTCAACGACTATCGCCGGCAGTACCGCCGTGAAGCTGCGCGCCAGGCCAGCAACCCCGAACCGCGCGAGCAGCACCCCGATGACGACAACCTCGCCGTCGAGAAGGAAGAGGCCGAAGGAACCGCGAAGCCCGAACTCGAGCCGGATGCCAAGCGCGACATCACTACGCTGACGCCCGAGGAGCTCGACAAATACATGGAGGTGGCCCGAAAGGGTTCGCTGTCCAACGTCGGGGACAAGCAGCGTCGGTACCAGGACGTGTACGCCAAGGCGCAAGCGGAAAAGCTGCGCCGCGCTGACGTCGAGCGCCGGTCCGTGCCTGCGCATCCGCTTGACCCCAAGGCGTACGCCGAAGCCACCCGCGCCGTCGAGGCGCGACGCGGCCGCGTCGCCGACGTGCAGCGACGCAACCAGGAAATCAGCAAGACCAACGCGCAGATTGACGCGTCCGAAGAGGTTGCGACGAACGCGCCCGAGACGATGAAGAAGCTTCCGGCTGGTGCCGGGAAGAAGGTGTCGAAGGCAGGCAACGGCCGAGTCGCTTTCCGTGGGAAGGGCACAGCGAACTGGGCCATCGTGTCCGCCGATGGCCGAGCCATCGTGTCGCCGCTGAACTTCGAGAGTGAGGGACGCGGGAACGTCAAGCTGTCCGGCCCGCAGCTGGATGAACTTGCCGATCGGATCGTCGGCATCACCAACTCGAAGGGCGACCGCGCACCGTTCACTGACCCCGACTCTGAGAAGTGGGTGCCCGGCTTCCGCGACTCCGATGGGCGCAGCCTCGAGCAAGCAGTGTCCAAAGTGGTCGCCGACTACGCGAACGAGCGCGGCCTGAAGTCGGGCACGCGCACGCGCATCGGTGCGGACTCCGTCCCATGGGGCCACAAACAGGGTGAACACGGCGTGGTCAACGCCGAAGGGTTCCACCCGCAGGAGCGGATTCAAGACGTCGGTATCGGCGACCAGGTGAAGCTCCGCAACGGTGATGTCAAGACGATCGCGAAGAAGGAGGAAGCCACCGGCTCGCAGCGGGACCGCTACGGTGTCGACGTTTTCACGCTCACGTTCGACGACGGTACGACCGAGAAGTTCAGCACCGGCCAACGGTTCGACACCAAGTACAGCGACGAGAACAACCCCGACGCCGAAGGCCGACTCAACGACCCGGGCATGGGGTACACCAGCGACTCGAACCTGGGCAGCAAGCGGGACAAGCTGCGTCCGACGTTCAAGGGCGACGGCGACGTGCCCGCGGGGACCCGGTTCATCTACACCCCGGATCGCGCCGACGGCGACAACCGCCCCCGTGTCGGCACCGTCACCGACCGCGTGATGAACGCCAACGGGCACGAATTTCAGGTCGTCGAGTACGACGATGGAACTTTCGATGGCGTCAACGTCTCGAAGCTCGCGGCCGACGGCAAGATCAAACTCAAGCCGACGCCCGAAGACGAGGCCGATGCCCGAGCGCAGTGGGGTGTCGGTGACGGTGCAACAGAAACCGGTTCCGACTTGGGAGAAGGCGAGTCGGACACCGAGGATGTTGGAGCGTCCGAGGGCGACGGCACGCCACCCGAGGGTGAGCCGGCCGACGACACCGCGCCCGAGGGCGATCAGCCACCCGCGGCCGATGACGACGAAGCCGCCCGGGTCGCCAAGCTCGGCGCCGAAGACAATCCTGACCGCACCCCGATCGCCGGCCTGGCGAACCAACTCACCGGCCAGGCGAAGCCGGACGTCTCCGACGTCAGCACCGAGGACCTGAACGCGCTGGACCAGGAGTTCGCCCGGCGCGCCGACCTGCTCGGCAAGCCCGGCGCCGTCACCCGTGCACACCAGGCGGTCAAGGACGAACTGACCACTCGGACCGACACCGGTGCCGAACCGGCCCCAGAGCCGGACGGTGGGCTCGGCGCCGACGAAGCGGTGATCAGCCGCGCTGAAGTCGATGACGCCCAGCGCATCGCCGACGAAATCCTGGGTGTCACCGAGGGGCCCGACGGCGAGCTGGAAGCCGACCCCGACGTAGCCGACCGGCAGGATCGCGTGGAAGCCCTGCTCGATCAGGCCGAATCCGGCGCACTCGACCTCGAGTCCGCCAGTGACGATGTCGTGACCGGACAGCGGCGGGACCTGGTCGAGGAGCTGCGGTTCCAGAACGCTGTCGCTCGGCGTGACAGCCGACAGCGGCAGATCACCCGGGCCGATGAAGGCGGCCGACAGCCCCGCGCCGAAGGCGACACTGAGCCGGATGCCGGCACGGAGGCGGAGGGCACCGGACCCGCGCCTGAGTCGAAGGCGCGTCCGGGCGTCGCCGGCGCGGCCGAGGACCTCGCCGATGCGCTCGATGACAACGACCAGCAGGCCGCCGCCGCCGCGGTCGCTCGGCTCGAGTCCTCGGTGCGTCGTTCCCGTTCCGATTCCGAGCACCTCGCTCCCCTGCGCGAAGCTCTCGCCGGCGACGGCGGGATCCAGGCCGCGCTCGACGCCGGCACGATCACTCCCGCAACGCTGCGCGACTTCGCGAAGAACCTGCGCGACGAACGCCGGCAACAGGCCAACACTCGAGCCCGCGCCCGACGCACGGTCAAGCGGCTCGAGCGTGAGCGGTTGCGCGGCCTGATCGGCGCCTACGACACCGAGCTGCGCCGGCGCAACCTCGAGCCCGAGAACTTCGGCGGCCTGGTGCCTGCCATCGACGAGGGCGCCGGCCGGCCCGAGGTGACCGGGGATGCCGACCTGCCGGAGGGCACTGAAGCCGGCGAGCTGGATGTCAGCAATGCTGAGACCGGCCCGAGCGGCGAGCGAGCCTCCCGGCTGGTCGCCGAGC